TCATTGTCCTTTATTTTTGGGTTTGTCCTTTATTTTTGCCACTTTGATCACCTTCGGCGCCCTTCTGTAAACGTTTTCGGTAACGTTCGGATTGGTGTGGTCAAGCAGTGCCTGCGCGTGTTCCAGGCTTGTATCACTCGCAACCTTGGCACGTATGTCGTGATCAGTAAATCGCTGATGTCCGTCTTCTCCAAACTTCTTCATGCGACGTTGCCACATTGAATCCCATGCGCTTGGCTTCTTCTCTCTCGATCCGTCGGAGTTGGTCTTGTAGTACTCTCTACCTTCTCGCGTATGGAACAGATAAAGCGAGCCGATGTGCCCTCCACCAACGTGCGCTTTCATTGCTAAGTCGATTGCTGATTGTAAATAACCCGCCTCGTCAAACTCGTAAACCTTTCTTTTCGAAGTCTCGATCGTTTTCTTTCGCTGCATATGCAGGCCGTCCGGGCGAATGTCAGACATTCTAATCGTTAAAATATCCTGCTTGCTCATGCCTGTTAGTCGTTTGATATCGATGTACGCTCGAATTTTGTTGCTCGCATAAGCCCGGTAAAACAAATCGATCTCATGATCTTCTACATAGCGATCGCGCGGCTTATTCTTCTTGACTCTCACCTCACCTTTAAACGGGTGACTTGATATCAGCCCCCACCTAACAGCCATAGAATAGGCGTGTCGAATAACCTCAAGCTCTGCCCTGGCTGTTCGATTGCCCGATTGTTTTTCCCTTGCATCAAAATAGGCGTAGATGTGTTGCGGCTCGATGCCAACAAGCGGAGAGTTAGCAAACACCTTTCGAAGCGGCACCAGGGCGCGACGCTTGTTATCCTGGGTGCCTGTTTTGTTGGTTGGTATAACCTCTCGCTCGTACCTGTCGAACAGCTCGCCGATGGTCTGAATCTGTCCGTCTTCGTGAATAGGCAGTTCCGCAAACTTGCGGTGCGCCTCGGATAACGTTCGCCCGAGTTTATACATACCTTTATCAAATCGATCGCGCATCTTGGCTGGTACAACCCAATAATAGGAGCCGTGCCTTTAGCGCCAATTTTTCGGTAGGTTCTTATTGTCTGACCTGGTTCGTTTACGTGGCATCTAGCTGTCTCGCCGTTTGGTTTTGTGGGATTTTGCCATCACTCTCCGCGCCTTACTGCGTTGTAGCCAGTTCATTGCTCAGTCTCAAAAATTTCTTTTTTCATGTCGGTAAACGGAATGGCGAAGAAACCTAAAATTGCTGCGAAAACCAGCACTATCGCTGCTAAGCAAGCCGCCAACACGACTAGAGGCCAAAGAAGCATGGCCAAAACTTTTACCACTACCTCCGGCAAGCTTTCGATTATGTTTTTCATCACTCCGCCACCTCTTCTATGTCGTGGATGGTGTGGGTTAATTCAGAATGAAGTTCTTTGTCATTCAAAAAAACCCAAAGTTGAGAACTGCCGCTACCGGCCTTATCCGTTTCGTCATGTTCATGGCGGCAATACCAACTGCTTAACCTGTCTGACCATTCGACATAGTGCTTGAACACAACCTCGGGATGATAGAAAGACTCGAATACGTCGCCTTGGAAAATTGGCTCATTGTTCCTTGTGTATCGTCCGGTGAACTGGCCTAGTGTTTTACGGTCCACGAAGACTCCGTATATCTCGCCCGGCTTCACAATAAATGGTGATTTGCTCTTTGCACCCTCGACAAGGGAACCATAAACCCATTCGCCGTCACCTAATCTCTTGCCTCGAAACTTGTATCTCATCACACCTCCCTAGGCTTCTTCTTGCTCGAAGTACTCCTCATGAAGCGACTCCATGCCCTCAAGCACTAGTCGAATTGTTCGCTGCGGAACCTTCGTGTAGTGATTCAATAAGATCAAAAGTGTCTTTTCGGGTATTCCTGTTTGTCTCCAAAAGTCCATCTCTGATCGAAGCTTTCCGATTGATTCTTCAATATCGGCAAGTCTGGCGTTTTGTTCTTCTGTAAAATCACTCATCTCTATCTCCGTGTATATCTAAGGGGCTAACCAAAATCCCATGTAAGTGTGACTGGCTCGCCACTATTCGCCTTGACGAAATCCTCTCGGGAATCAAAGCGAACAACCATCACTATGTCTTCACCGTCGTTGTCGCTGTCAAAGGCATCCGACAAAACTTCTAGACTTGATCGACCGCCCATTACTATCTTTCCTTTACCCATCCTCTTCTCCTAATTACCCGCTACACCATGCGGCTTGTACAAATCTTCAAATATGGATTTTGGTACTGCGATCAGTCTTTGATTGTCGAGTACCGCGTAATCCCCAATCGCTAACTGGTTGGCAGTGGACCACATAACGAATTCAAGTCTTCCGCGATCACCAGTTACCTTTATTGGTCTTATGCCGAGGGTCTTTGCAATCCATTCGATAACCGGCTTGTAAGGTTTAACCAATTGAACCGCTTTAACGTTCGGGTCTCTTAACGTGTACTCTGACTCTATCTGCTCTGCCATATTCCTCTCCTTACCACCTACGCGGTGCTTTCTTGCTTCTGTGTCTGACTGGCCCTTTGCTTGGTCCAGCGGTACTAACCATGGCGTCCATTTCATCCAGCGTCATGCGTCCGATAGGTACGCTGAAAACGATTGGCTCAGGCTTGTCCACCACCTCTAGTCCAAGATCCCCAGCAATTCTCATAACGACATCCAAGTCGTCTCCCGAAAGACCCTCGATGTAAATCTTGCTCATCTCTTACCACCACAATGCGGACAACAATCCATTAGAGGTGCTCTCTCTGCTTTTCGCGTTCTTTCGCCCACGTAGCAAACTGATGCCTTAACCCTTGCTCAGTGATGAAATCCGCTAGTTCTTTGCGTTCTTGATAGAGTGTCATGTGGACAGCGACCTTCTCCCAGAAATACACTATCCCGAATCCCCCAAAGCCAAGCATGAAGATCCAGACGAGTGCGGTTCCAACAAGTTGGTAAAGTGCTTCCATCTCTACTCCCTCACTTTGTGTTCGAATGGGGTGAGCACATAGACGGCCTAAGATCGTCGTTAGGTGTCTCGCCAGAAAGAGCGCAAGATCGGTAATAAGCCAAGTCCTGTTTGGTTAGGCTCTCGCTTAACGCCGAGTGAAGAACCTCAATTGCTGCTCTGATCTTCTTGTCGGTATCCAGCTTCATGCTTTTGAGAGAAGGGCGACCTCCATCAGTGCTTTGGGTCTTTAGTTGCAAAACCTGTTCTTCGAAGTTCCACAACACACTCACGCCTTCCTCAGCTTTAGATTCAATGCTGGTTATCATCTCTCCTGCTCCGTGTTAGTGGGTAGACCAAGATCACCGGCTACCATGATTCGTGTTTGTGGTGCAGCTTCTTTCGGGAGCAAAGCAACCATTTCGTCATTCACATTTAGGTGGACTGCCACGTATCTGATTGCGGTTCTCCAACCAAGAGCGTAATGCTTAAGAAGCTGGTGATCGGCAAACTTTCTCGGCTTTCGAAGGAGCACTTCAGCCAGTTTTTGTGGCAATCCCTTTTTGAGTTCTTTTACCTCTGCTAATAACGAATCACGCCTAAGACAGACATCGATATAGATTTTCTGCAAATCGTCATAAGCATTAGAGCGACGCTCTTTCTCTTTGTTTGCCTCGGTGAGTTGAGACTGAAGCCTTGGTACACAGTTGAAGCATTCAGGCTTGTTGGCTTCAAACTCGCAGCAACACAGCGAATCTGCTGTGACTTTATCTAGTTGCGCCTGAAGGCTTTGAATTAACTCAACTGCCTCTTTGATGTGCTTGCCAATAGGTGACATCGTATGGCCTGACGGCGTTCCATCCTCAAACCACTGACAAGGCCACTCGGCTCGCAAGCCCTCCGGCACGTCCGCTAGCAGATCAATCAACGGTGTTTTTTCTGGTTGGTCACTCATGATCTTTACCTACTAGCTCACTGGCTGATTGGTCGAGCACATGCACTCCTTCTCGAATGGTTTGGACCAACTCACGGGCGTACAAAACTGGTGACAAATCATTGTCCGGTTTACGGGCTTCTATTAACTTGTCGTAAGCCTCCACAATTTCTTCCAGCGCAGATAGTAGGGCTGCGTGCTTGTCTTCGGACTTCTTGAGCATCAACTTGAAAGCGTTTGCCTCGCACTGTGTTGTGCAGTGTTCGCTCTTGGGTACTTGGTCTTCTCGCACATAACCCATGCTACCTTCGCGTTCATAATCGAGCTTGAGCTCGTGGCCAAACTCATCGTATGTATCAAACGCTCGAACGTGAATTCTCTTTGGGTACTTAGTCATGCTTGCTCCTCTAAGGCTTTGAGGGTGGCTTTGGCAATTTCTACCGCAGCTTCTCCAAGAGCTTTTGGTGTTTCTTCTGTCCATATCGCGCCATCATCAGGCACGCAAACTCCCTGTAATGCTGCCATCGTGAAAGCTTCTAGCTTGGTTAATCCAAGGTGCTGATGGTCCATTCCGGTAATCGGCATTGCTGGCTTATCTTGATTCTTCATTTCTTACCTCTTGTAAAGCTTCTATGGCTTCTTTGACGTTATTCCAGTCGTGCGTCGGGTCTTCAAGAATCTCCACCAAAACATCCATACAAGCCTCTAGGCGGGTGATGTATTGCCGAAGGTGGTGATTTTCCGCCTGATTGATCGCAAAAGCCGTGGTTGATTTGTTTTCCACAGTGGGCGTATAACCCATGACCATTTCGATACCGTCACCCACCGGCATTTGATCCACGGCAGCCATGAAGCGCGCCAAAGCATCAGGATCTTCACACTTGATCAAATGCGTTGTTTTGCCATTACCCTGCATTGCTTACTCCTATGCTGATTTGGTGAAGCGCAGCCTGGTAAATCCCAAGGCCTACGTTTGGGTGAACACAGTTCCTTAAAACCTGAGCGGGACAGTTGTTTCCGTCGTAGTAGATGTTTCCCTCGTAATGGATGCCCAACCATTCCTTTAATGCTTCACTACCGGCCACAGTGGCTAGGTTGATAAAGTTGCTAGGCCTTGGCACATCCTCCACATCAAATTCAAAGTTCGCCCAGAACAGGTGTCGTCCAACTTGGCCCGTGGGCTTAACCAGCGGCTCGTAATAGGGCTTGACGTTCTCCACCACCCAGCACCCTTCAAAGTTGTGCTGCAGGAACACAACCTCCTGATAGAGCTGGAAGTCTGGGTAACGGGGCTTTCTGTTCCTTCCTGATCGAATCATTCGGCTATGACTCTGGCAGGGCGGGGAGGCCCAGATGAAGTCAAACTCTTGATGGTTATCGAGCAGAAATTGATGAGCATCGCCTACCACAACCGTATCGTTTGGATACAGGTCGCTATAGGTCGCTGCGATCTTAGGATCAGACTCTACAGCCGTGACCTCACAATCTCTCCAGAACTTTCTGTTACCGCCTAATCCGGCGTACAAATTAAGGACTTTCACTTACGTCTCCTATATCCGATGTCCTACAACCACCCGCCCAGGTTTTGGTTAATCTCTCTATTGCGTTAAGTCGCCGAGTAGCTACTCACCTAACGCGCTTAAATTCATTGAAAACTCGCCGTCGTTACTTGCTTCGGGCGCTTCGCCTCGCTTGAACGCGATCAACTGCTCGCGGTCAAAAAGGTAAGTGTTCCGGCTTTTGTGCTCGATCACCCTACAGGGAACAATCCCGTTTCTTGCATAGGATTGAAGCGTCCGAGGCGTCACCTCCAACAACTTCGCTGCGTCGCGGGTGTTCATATGCTCAATGCCTCGTTGTTGGTTTTAACTGGATTGCCCTTGCTGACAACTTCGTCAAACTTGCCCTTTCGTTGTATGTAGATGTACTCGGGCAACATTGCGTACCTCTCGGCCATCGAGATCGCTTCAAAAATATTGTCGGGCCTTTCCGCACCAACATAGTTGCCCCACCACAACCGAGCGTTTTGCAATGGTCTACCCTGATGAAACAAACACACCCACTCGCTCGCGACCTTCCTAATACCTTCGTAATAGTCAACTCTAAGTGAATCCGGTCGATCTTCTTTGATGTGGCGACTAAATCGCATTCGTGTTGGCTCGTACTTGATCGGTTTAGCCTTGCCCATGATGGCCAGTTGGCTTGCTTGCTTGTCGAGGTTGTCGTTTTGGTTAGCCGGAAACTCGAAACCGCAGAACTCGCAGGTCCGGCAACCGGCCGGCACTAGCATTAAGCACGACTCGCATTCTTTGAGCGGCGCATCGCCTTCGCGCTTGCCTTTCTTTTTAGGTGGCTGCACCTTATCAACCGGCCCGTGGCGGTTGATGTTGCCGGCGAAATCCAGCACCAGGCAATCGGTTTTACCTTCGGCGGTTCGCATACCCCGGCCAGCCATTTGAATATAGAGCGCGGCCGAGTGCGTTGGTCGAAGCATGGCGAGCAGGTCCACGTCGCGAACGTTAAAACCGGTGGTTAGCACATTGACCGACACCAGGGCACGCACCTCGCCTCGCTTAAACCTGGCGATGATGTTTTCTCGGTCTGTTTTATTAGTCTGCCCGTGGATCACGTCGGCGCTAATGCTGTGATTCAAAGTCAGTAAACCGACTACTTCGTCGCAATGATCAATCGATGTAGCAAAAATGATCCATTTTTTTCGATTAGCGCCACGGCTAACTATCTCTTCAACGGCACGGCATGTGGTGCTGAATTGATTCTTTACCGCTTCGTTTAGTTCGCCTGCTTTAAACTCGCCGCCCGACTTCCCAACACCTTCGACGGATAATTGCGGTAAAGGCTCGTCGGGCGTAGTCAGTGGCGCTAGGTGGCCAGCTTCAACCAGTTGCGGCAATGTCGCCCCGATCTTCTTGGCGCTGATCAAGTCGGTAAAAAGTCGGTTGTCGCCCTCGGTCAATAGACCGTTATCAAGGCGGTAAGGCGTCGCAGATAATCCGATCACTTTTATTTTGGGATTGATGGATCGCATCGCATCGAGGAATTTTCGATACATGCCCTCGGAGGTTTTGACCGGCACCAAATGGCACTCGTCGATGATGATCAAGTTGAAATATCCGAGATCGTAAGGCTTGTTATAAACCGACTGGATCGACGCAAAGATAATCGGGTCGTCAGTGTCGCGACAGTTCAGGCCAGCTGAGTAAATGCCAGCGGGCGCCTCGGGCCAGATACCCATAAGCTCAAGGTAATTTTGCTCGATCAACTCCTTCACGTGCGTTAAGCAAAGCACGCGATTCGCTGGGAAGTTTTGAACCACGCCGCGCACAAAATCGGCTTGAACAAGGCTCTTGCCGCTACCCGTTGGCAGCTCGAGCACAGGGTTGCCCTGGCAGTTCTTAAAGTACCAGTAGATACTTTCGATCGCGCTATTCTGGTAATTTCTTAGTTGCATTCTTCTCGCTCAAAACGCGGTCAACATAAGCGGCAAAGGTTAATTTTTCGCCCTTTCTGAGAAACAGCGCTTGCTGTTTCTTGAGCCGGTACATCGGCAGATTTATGATGCTTTTTGGCATGGTGTCTCTACCGATTCATAATCGACGCCCTCGACGCCTAGATTGGTTATTCTTGCGTCGAAGTGTTCCCGCATCGCTTCGATGCCGGCGTCGCCTATCAGCGCGGGGTTTAGTTCCAACAACTCTTTAGAGTCGTAACACGGAACATCGTCGAGCGCGTCGCTTCGATCGCCGTTGCTAAACACTTAGTTGGTCGCGATCACTCGGTAATCAACGCGGCGCTTATCGGCGTCTCCGCCCGTTACCTCGGCATACGGCAGCAAGCCGGGTATAAACCGATGTGCCGGGCAGCCCTGGCGCTGCTGTTCGACGTTCGGATTAACGCCGTGGTGGTTGCACGACCAGCGTTGATCGCCGTCTAATTCAGGCGTGCTCGATATACACGTTCGGCAACTCACTTGCGCGGGTTTTTCTTCGTGGCACGTTTCACGATGATCGCAAAACTTGCACTTAAAAAAAGCTGGGTCGGCTGAAATGCGCGGAGGTGGGGTGGTGGCTGTAATCACTCGCTCTGCTTTGTCGAGCAACGCTTTTGCGGCGATTGCGTCGAATTTGATGCGCTCCGAGTAAAGCCGGTCATCGTTTTTGTTGACGGCCAGATAAAGCGCGCGCTCGAATCCTTGGAAGTGCATGTACAGTTGCATTTGCGCCCAGTGCACCGGCTTGGATTCTTTAACGCCTTTCTTCTCTAAATCTTTGAACGACTTATCAGCGTGCGTTTTGAATTCGAGAATGTGTGGCGTTTTTGGCGCTTCGGGAATGCCGATGCCTAAGCCGTCGGCTGATCCGCCAAGGTGGCCGCCAAACTCGGAATATTGAAATTGCTTGCCGGTTTCGGGGTTGCGTTCAATAACTTGAACGCCGATGTTTTTCAGATCAACGATAAACCAGTTTTCTTCATGGTGACCACGACGAAACAGCCGCTTGACGTTACCAGGAAAAGAGATCGCCGAAACCCATCGAAAGCCGTACCACAATGCTCGCTCGCATTCGTTGCCTAGCGCGGAACAACCAAGGTGCGGCCTCGGTTGTTCCTGCTTGGCCTCGAAAAAGCGGTCAATCATATACTCAACCTTTTTCGTGTTGGGAGGAATTGCAGTCATCGTTACTTGCCTTGATTCCACCAGTCCGAAGACGTTGCGCTATTCGCGGCCGCAACTTGTGGTGCTGGATCTGCAACAGCATCATTTGCGGCAACAGGCGCAGCTTGTTGCTGCGGCTGACCGGATAGCGGCTGATACTCTTTGATTTCATTTGACGCGTCGTAATTGCCCTTTGGTGGCCTGACTTTGACGTCAGCAAGAAACGGTATGTCGTGAAGTTCGACCGAATCCTGAACGTGCAGCTTGTTCACGGCGTGGCAAATCTGTGAAAGCTCTCGCTCTGCGATCTCCACAGTTTTGGGGTTGGGGTTGTCTAGGTTCAAACGGACCCAAATTAGTCGCCCTTTAGAGGGGCCGTCGATCACTTCTGCGGTTAACTGCAAGTAGGAGCCTGTTCCTGCACTGGTAGGCTTCATTTCCGAATCCGTGAAAACCATTGGATATTTGCCAGGTGGGATAGGATCAAATGTCGACGTTGGGTCGACCTGCGTTGCGTCAAAGTTTCTGCCTAAATTAGCCATAGGTTTTATTGCTCCGTAGTTTGCTCGGGGGTTGCTTGGAGGGCAGCTTCTAGTGCGGCCCAAGAAAAATCGATTTCATCGGGAAGTCTGTAGCGATTCTTTGCGATAAAAGCTGGCCGCTCAGATAAGTGAAGTCTTCGCACGCCTTGGCCGACCGCTTTTTTGACGGTCTTGTTAAACCCGGCATCTTCGTTTTTGGTGAAAACTTGATAGTTTGCAAAGCCAACGATGTCGCACCACTCGATCAAAAGTGCGGTTGCATGCTTATGCAATGCCAACTCATAGCGGTCGTAAGAATCGACAACAGGGCTTTGAAACTTCTTAACTGTGGTATGGCACAGCAAGCAGATCATGTAACCCTTGTTGCGCAGCGCATTTAGCATTCCCAACAATTGCTGCCAGTAATTCAGGGCGAAAACGTATCCGCGCCCATATCCGATACTCTCGATGCTCTCGACCTGATTATCATCGGCGACTTTCTTCCAAATTAGTCTTTCCAGCGCGTCAACCGTGTCTATCACGACTGCTTTGAACGGATTATCTTCGTTATGGATGACGCCGAGTTGATCGACAACTTCCTCGTATGATTTCACTAATGGAAATGCAGCAGCATCGATGCCGTCCAGGCCGTCTTCAGCCTGTATGAAAACCGGGTTAGGCAACTCTGATCCAAACGTCGACTTGCCTATTCCTGGTACACCTTGAACCAACATCCTTGGTGGCGACTGCCTATGAGTGTTTTGAATGCTTGCTAGACTAAACGCCATGTTTTTTGCTCCTTGGTCGGCGGTTGTTTGCTTGTTGCTCATCTGTCGCCCAGCGACAGTTTTCTGGTGAATATCCTTGGTCGTTGTTGATTCGATCTAGCGAACAACCATCGGGGCGGAGACCCATGTCATTGATAAAACTCTCGAAGTTGCACCACCTTTCGCAAACCCCAATGCCACGGCCGCCGTAAGACTCGTAGTCTTTGCTGTTTGGGTTCATGCATCTTTGCCGCATAGTTTTCCAAACAAAGTACTCCGGCATTCGTGCTTTGGCGGCGCCGTGCTTTAGAGGACCACTAGAAAGAGCACCGTTTTTTCTGGCTACCTCTGCCTTTATGCATCCGCACGACTTCACTTTGCCTCTTTTAATTGCGCTTGCCGCTAGTACCGTGCGGTTTCCGCAAGCGCATTTACACAGCCAAGTTTGCTGGCCAAATCTGTTTGGTCCTCGTCTGCTGACAACGGCTAACTTGCCAGTCGTAAATCCAGTTAAATCAAGCGCGGCTGGCATTGCTCACCTCCTCTATAAACCAAAACGACCATTGAATTTTGGTGCGCGGCTGTTTCGGTAATCTGACAACCTGGCCAATAAGCTCGCCCTTGTCGCAGTAGGCTTGCGCCTCAAGTCGTCGCGCATATAAACGCTCTATTTCTTTTTGCGCGCCCGATAAGGTTTCAAAAAACTTCGCCAGGTTTGATCCCCAACGAGTTCGGTAAGTGACCATGTATTTTGATTTACTCATCGTTCGCGGCCTCTTTAACATCGACCTTGGTCTTACCAGGCTTAACCGAAAAGAATCGGCAAGCGACCTGGTAAGACTTCGGGTCTCGGGCTGCGAGCTCTTTTAGCTCTTTGATCTTCAGCTTCGGGTCGATGGTTACGATCGAATTGAACACATCGGCGGGCAATGCCTCTTTCATCTGTAAGATTGCCGACTTGTCGAGCGTTCGATTCATGACGCCGGTGGTACTGATGGTGTAAAAACCACCCTCGTGGTGCTGAACACCTTCATCCTTATGGCCTAACAGTGTGACAATGTTTCTCTCGATGGCCTCGCGCCGCTTTTTGGCAGCAAGCTCGGCTTGTTTGGCTTCTTCAAGGTCGGCGGCGAGTACGTCGATTGATGGTTCGTTGTGTGCTGGGTTGGTCATTTGGTTGGTTTCCTGTTTGTTTACTCAGTCTCGTTAAAAAGTTCGTAAGTCTTGTCCTCGAACCCCTCTAGCCACATGTCAGCTATCTCAGGTTCGCTGTATGGGTAGTAGTCGGGGCAATCACCGGTGGTCTCGTATTCGGTAACAGCATCATGTCGACCCTTTAGATATGCTTCGTATGCATTCACGCCGTCGCCTCTCTTCTCTGAAGTCGAACTGAAACAATTCTGGATCCGCCGCGGATGCGGTACTTGTCGGCGCTCTCTTCGCCTCCGAAGTCGGCGCCCATTACGAACAGAGCCAAGGCAAGAGGCTTAAGGACTCCTTTGCAAAATGCGGCCGCCACCAAATGGGCAGAGTTGCCGAAGGCATCGAGCTTTTCGCTCGAGTGATGTAACAGCGTTTTAACTGTGTTCACGCTCTTGTCTAAGATCGTTGCGATCTCTGGCTTTTGCTTGCCGTTGGCCAGCCAATAAAGCGCTTCGGCTTCGCTAGGCGTTAGCGGTTGTTTGTTTCGGGTTGATTGTTAATGCGGTCATTTGTTCGGTCGTTTGTGGTGGGTTAATCACAATATGTGGTATTTATATTCACCACGAAACGTGTTGTAAACACATTTTGTTATATTTTTAGACAAAGATATCCCGGTGATCGTTTTTTGATCACGTTGATTGATTTTTATTCAGTTGAGGGTGGGGCCGGGCTGGTTAAGCTATATCTCTACCAATCCAAACAACGCGGCCAATCACGGTAATTAATTCCCTTGCGGCTTCGATTGAGTAGCTCTCCGAGGAATAGGAGGGGTTGTCTGATGCAATCTCAATGGACCGATCCATTCGCATCTTTATTCGCTTGATGCTAATGCCGCCATCAAGGTACATCGCATAGATGCCGTCGGTAAACCTTTGATCTTTTCTCAAATCAACTAGCGCCAAGTCGCCATCAGAAATGGTCGGAGTCATTGAATCGCCAATGCAGGTTATCAAGCAAAGCTTGGTGCTATCGAGGTTACGTTTTGCAAGCCAGGCGTTTCGAAACGCCATATTATCAACGATTTGCTCTGATTCTATGGTTACCTGCCTACCCAAGCCGGCAGTTAGGTTCGTTCGCGGCACAAACGAAAACCATGTGCTCATTTGATGCTTGGATTCGTAGTACATCTCATCCAGCATATGCTCTCTGGTCTCGTCTTCCGAAAAAAGCATAGAGCCCGATTCAAATATGAGCCACTCCGGCCTTACTTGTGTGACCTCTGCGATCTTTTTTATTATCTCGCGCCCTGGCTCTCGCTCGTCGTTCTCATAGTTGGAAATTTTGGTTTGCCCATCCTCCCATCCGCAGAGGCGCGCAAGCGCAGACTGCGTGACCTTAATTCCGCTTATGTCAGCTAGGTGCTGCCTTGCTAGTTTTATTCTTTGGCCTAATGTACTCACCGCTGCATTGTACATAATCACAGATTGCAATTGATAATCTGTTTTTGTGATGAAATAATATCACTTAACGTAGTATTTCTAGGTGCACGACAGTGACGAAACTTTCGGCCAAACGACGGGCAACTGGCCTTTCTCAAGCGAGGTTCGCAGATCTTTGCGGCTGGTCTTCGCAAAGCAGGGTCTCCAATTACGAGACAGGTAAGCGAATTCCTGACATCTTCGACGCCAGGAGAATACTTTCTGCGCTTCACAGTTGCGGAATTCATTGCTCTCTCGATGACATATTTCCTATGCCTGCCAATGATCCGGTTTTTGACACAAACGACAATCAACCAAACGGGTGACGTTTAATGGAATACGATTACCTCGAGGATCTAGCCGAGCTTGAACCCGATTTGGAAATGGCTCGGAGGTTTCTCAAAACACTAGACCCAAACGCAGCAAACTTCACCTTTCAAACCTTTGACGACAACTACGACCGCAAGGCGGTTAACCTGCCCCGAATCTACAACTGCTCGTTAGACGAATGTTACGAAAACCTAAAGCAACTCAACCGACAAGGCGCTGGTGTTTACGTTACCGTTAACGCAACCAACCTCCGAGGGCGCAAAAAAGAAGATATCGATCGTGTTCGCGCAATCTGGCATGAAGACGACGATGGGGTAAACGCGAGCTTTCCGGTCGATCCCAATATTGTGGTCGATTCCTCGCCAGGAAAGTTTCACCGGTACTTTTTAACTCACTGCCTCACTGCTAATGACCAACTCGCCAAAAACGAATTTGACACAGTTCAGCAGGTTCTGGTCGACAAGTACGGATCTGACCCAAAGGCGGCCGACATATCCAGAGTTTTACGACTTCCGGGTTTTTACCATACGAAGTACAGCGTGAAAAAGGGTCTTTTTGGCAAGCCTCATTTGGTTGAGCTGCTTTATACAGGCGGGACATTCACCGAGTGGGCTGCTCTTAAAAACGCCTTCGGTGTTTCCGCGGTTGAGGTGGCTAATGCAAGACCCGTTGTCGGTGTTTCGTCAAACAACGCGACGACCTTTCTCGATGAAGAGCAGCTAAGGGAGCTTCGATCCGCTCTAATGTATCTGCCAGCAGACGACGAAAGACTTTGGAAACTGGTCGGCATGGCGCTCAAGTCTATAGGGGCTGCGGGCTTAGAGCTTTGGAGATTTTGGGCTCGAACAAGCAGTAAGTTTGATCCGGCATCAGACAAGGAAATGCTCAAGCGATGGCCGGGTTTCAAGGTGGGTGCGAGTGAAGACGGCTTATCGTACACCGCAATTTTCCAATGGGCTCAAGAGCGAGGCTGGATCAATCCGGCGTCGAACGAAGCTCAAAGCATCAGAAATTTACAGCCGGCCAATGACGCAGAAATATGGCAAGAGCCTGAAAGAGAAGAAATACCTAAACCTGGCGACTTCGAGCCGCTGCCTGGAAAACTCTTACCGTTTCTTGAGGAATGGTTCGTTAATTCAGCCTACAAAACAAATCGAGACTTGGCGCAAATGGCTGTACTAGCGTTAATCAGTACCGTCGCCGGCCGAATGTATGTTTCGAGTACGGGCTCGTACACGAGTTGCCAGTTTGTTGGTGTAGCACCAACTGGATCAGGTAAAGACTTCACCAGGAAAGGAACACACAAGATATTGGTCGAGGCTGGATTAGATAAGTTGGCCGGGCCCGCCAGTGTTACATCAGAAGCAGCCGTCAGGGCTCAATTACTTGCACACCCTACACGGCTTTTTGTCTTCGACGAGTTCGGCGACAAGCTTAAACGCGCCGTTGTCTCTCGAGACCAGAATGAGCGAGCGGCGTTTGATTCGTTCAAGGAGTGCTACAGCTCGGCTGATTCAGTCTGGCGCCAGCGAGGATATGCGGCGGGTAATTTAACGCACGAACAACTCAAAAAAGCCGAAGAAAGAAACATCAACAATCCCAGCCTAACAATGATGGGGCTCACAACGCCCGAACAGCTTGCAGGGGCGCTAACCGAGGACTTATTCGAGGGTGGATTCATTAATCGATTCATGGTCATAAATGCCAACAAGTCGAGAAACGTTCGTCATCGCCGTTTGAACTTCGATGCGCCGAGCGAAGCGATAGTTGAGCGCATTAAGTCCATCAGGAACATTGACGACCCACTTCGAAAGGCGGGCTTCAACAACTCCGACATGATTCCGAACCCTTTCGTTGTTCCAGTCGATGAGGCTGCCATTGATGCTATGCAAGACTTTTGGGATGAAAACGAATCGAAA